AACACATCATAAGTGACCTTGCTCAGGCAATGAGCGTAGAGGTCTTGTGGGCCGAGCCGCTGGCCGACAACTGCGAGCACTCCGCCTGGATCAACGCGAGCCTCTGCCATGGAATCCCAGCGTTCAATGAGACGGTCCCTAGCGACGGAATCCTTCGCGTTCTCAGGCGATGCAACGTCATCGAAGAGGCACAGGTCCGCACGATGTCCGATGAACTCAGACTCAATACCGTATGCCGATACAGTCGGCTCTTTATTGTCAAGTCCGCCTGGAGTCGCCTGCTCAACAACAAATTCCTCTGCGCGCCACAGTGCGCCAGTAGTTTGGGGTTTAAATCTGCCATAGTCGAATGAAAGGGCTGCTTCTGCATTGAGGGCCAGTCCACGGCGGACGAGTTCAGGATCAGGCTCAAGCGGGGATATGCGCTCCAAGGTATCCCGGATTCGTCGTGAGTACTGCTTGGCGAGGGTCTGTGAGATGGACCCAATGAGGATACGAATTGCCCTGTTGCGGACAATGCACCAGACTGCAACGTCGTGGAACAGGGTTGACTTACCGGCACCAGGGGCAACATTAAGTACTAGAAATTCCTTTTCTTCGGACTCTAGATACTCGACGATCTTGTACGCCGCATCCACCTGCCATGGAGATGGGACACGGCCCAGGTATACACGACGAAAATAATCAAAATCTTCCAGACCACGCTTCGCACGCTCGGTAAGAAGATGCTTAGGAATAACAGGTGGTAGGTGCATATCAGCGTCAATAGCCATACGCGCCTGACGTACCGAATCGCCATCCTTCTTGCTTCCTTTCGTCTTCTCCTCAAAGGCGGCCTGCTCAACGCGGGCTGCAATCTCATTCTGCTTCCTCACCCATTTCTGGGCTGTGACGTAGGCAATACCCGCCAGCCGAGCAGCGTCTTTGGTTGTCAAGCCGGACTGTTTGGCTTGCCAAAATCTTGCACGATCTGCTGGTGGAATTTCCCTTCTTCCTTGAGGCATCGGATGCTACTATACACTCGTCCGGCCCTCAGCGCAGGTTGTCCCTTCCCTGCGTCCTTTCTCCCTGGGGGCCGGACACTTGCAATTATGCATGAAGGGTGTTACACTCACTTCCAACTTAGCAAGACCTTCCCGTCGGGATGACAGGTGAGGCAAGCAAGTCCCAGACGCTGTTGTAGTTGCACAGGAAGCAGCAAGGGAGATCGTGGCCGGAAACGGGGACCGACCCTCCTGTGCAAAAACGCCTCGTAGAAGCCTGAGTACCGGAACAAAGAAAAGGACCCTACGAGATACGTCTGGGTGAGAAAAAGACAATCAACGGTGTCGGCTAGAAATCTTGGCTACGGCCACCGGTTACTTAACGTAACGAAGCGTGGGGGGAGCAAGGGCAGGACTATGTCTGGCCTGCCGGTCACAGCATGCCAGCGTGTTGTAAAAAATAGAAAAGGTCAAGTGCTGGCTTTTTCTTTTTTTCAGTTTTTTCTTTTTCAATTACTGGCATGCCTCGGCGGCCTACAGATCGTGACGCGAGTCACACAGGCATACCTGACAACCGCCACCTCTGGGCCATCGCATCGGACGATAGCAACATAGATATCCATAGCGAGAGGAGATATATGATGTACCATACCCCGGAGTGCCACGGCAGAGCCCCGGTTTGAGATACTGCTGGCAGCGGTAGTTGCCTAACTATCTGGCCTGTCAGACAGGCGGGGCGAGGCGCTGACAGCGCACCGCTATAATGCCCCGGAGGGGCTAAGCGGTGCAGGCTGGCAGCATGCCGAGCATGTTGGTATGCGAAGCATTCCAACTGACCGCCGCGATAGCGGCGGAAAATTTTTTGGTCTGAGAGGGGTCTAGAATCGCTTCTGCTCGACGTAATACCGGCTGGCTAGCGCTAGTCGAGATCTAGTTTCTCGTCGATCTGGGGGGCGTGTAGGGGTGTTTCCGACCGCGCTACCGCCTAGCCCGACGCTCGATCCGTGATAGTGGCGCTCGAGTGCTCGAGGTCGGCAGGCTCGAGACATGGGAGAGCCCCGGCAACCGATCGGGGGGCGATCGATCACCGGGGCTCGAGGTTGCTCGAGTTGTGCTCGAGGTCAGTCGTCGAGGTCTTCTCCGATCTCCCGGGCGATCTCGTCGCTCGAGGGGAGTCGTCCCTCGCGCTCGATGATCTGCCGGGCTGAGTCGATCGCGAGTGCGCACGTCTCGAGCGTGTTCGCGATCTTCGCGAACGGTGACTCGCTGGTGATGTCTTCGATCTCGAGGAACGGTGCTTCGACTCCTGCCGGGAGTGTTTGCCCGGGCAGTGGTGCGACCCTCACGCTCGAGCCGTGACGGTCTGCGCCGATCGTCATGATCGCGTATGCGGTGACGTAGTTCGCCTCGAGGTCTTCGGCTGTCTCCAACTGTTCCGGGTCGAGTGGGTGCTCGATGCCCGGGCGTGGGTGGTGAAGCGCGGTCGCGTGCTCGAGGATCACGCCTCGAGCCTCGCGGATCACTTGCTCGAGGTTCGGGCTCGCGTGTCCTAGTCGTGTTGCGAACTTTGCGAGTACGACTCCGGGCTCTTGTCCGAATGAGACTTCGGTCATGCGACCGTCTTCGCCGTGTACGACGAACAGTCGCGCGACTTCGTTCTCGATGTTGGTTTGGTTCTTTGCTTCGCGTTGGAGTGCTCGAAATTTCGAGAACGTCTCTGTGGCTTGTTTCATGTTTTCCATGTTGTGTTTCTCCTTGTTTGGTTGGTTGGTGTCACTTGGTGATTTGGGCGAGGATCGTTGCGATCGCGATCGACAAGATCACGCCTAGATCGTTGGTTATTCCGGCGACGATCGTGCTCGAGGTTCCGAACTGCCACGACTCGAGTCGTGCCTCGAGGTCGTCGAGTGCGTCGAGTGTGTCCTCGATGGCGCGCTCGATGGTGTCGAGTTTCCTCGAGGTCGGGTGCTGTGCTCGTTTGCCTCGAGCGATCTCCGCCATCTCTTCGAACTGTGCTCGATGAGTGTCGATGATCTCGCGGATCGCTTTCGGGTCGCCGGTCGCCTTTCGGATCGACTCGACGACGCGCCGGGCGTTCTCTTCTAGGTTGGTGATAGTGGTCATCGGTTGGTGCTCTCTTTCTTGTAGGTGGTTGCTAGTTGTCTCATGTACGGGTGAACGTGGGTTCGTGGGTTGTTGCCTCGAGCGAGTCTTCCGAGTTCGTGGATCGCTTGCTCGATGTTGTCGACCATCGTGACGCGCTCGCGCTCGACGAGGTTCGCGAGGATCGCTCCGGTCTTCGGTCGGATCGAGTTCGATCCGGGCTCGTAGCACTTGCCATCGGTGACCCAGATAATCGGGTCTCGACGTTGCTCGCGTCGGTGGATCGCGTACACGAGCGCCGATCCGTCGACATCGTTATTCGAGCCCCCGGTCGGTGTGTGGTTGGCGCGCTGTCCGTTTTGCGCGTGTACCCATACGTTCGCGCGACTCGCCCCGGTGTTCGAGTAGCCGATCACGATTGCGCCCCCGGCGTGCTCGAGTAGTTGATCGATGTCCGACCGATCGAGCGACATCGAGCCGGATTGGTCGATGAGCACCACGCCACCTCGAGCCCTGATCTTGCGATCGAACACTCGACGCGATGGATCGGTGACGATCCTCGCGATCCGTCGAGGGTTCTTCCCGGTGTCGCTCGCGATCTTCTTTCTCGCGATCTTCCCGGTCTGTCGGAGTGTGTGCTCGAGGTGCGCGAGGCGCACGCTCTCGTAGTCAGTTCCCTCGAGGTCGAACTCCGGGCGCTCGCGAAACTTGCGCATGGCGCGCTGTTCGTCTTCTTCCCGGCGTGATTCTTCTTGTGCTCGAGCCTGCCGACCTTTGCGCTCTTCCTCTTCTGCCCGGGTGGGTGTCGGGTCGAACCGTCGCCACCATGCGAGAATTTTCGCGAGGTCGATCGTCGCGAGGAAGCCTCGAGGAACTGTCTCGACTCCGGGCTCTTCGTGTGTGTTGATCGTCGCGGTTCGTCGATCTGCGAGGTTGTGCGCTCGTCGAGTGTCGCGGATCGCTTTCTGAACGCTTACGATCGGTTTCGCCCATTCTTCCGGCGCGTGCTTCCGTAGGTTCTTCAACACTCGTCGGTGTGCGTTGGTTCCGTGTGTCTCGACGATGAGCCGGAGTGCCGGGGCAAGTTGTCGAGCGCGTGCGAATTTGATCGCGTCCGCTTCTGCGCCCGGATCGTGCAAGAGAGTCGAGTCGATCCCGATCGAGTATGCGATCGCGTTCACTCGCCATTCTTCGCACGCTCGAACGTCGTCGGCGTCGAGGTCGCGAACGTGCTTTCGCGCGATCTCGCTCGCGGTCTGAATTGGTGACCAGCCAGCGTGGACCATCTCATGCCCTCGGATCGCTTGCTCGAGATCGCCCGGGTCGCATGGTGCGTACATGACATGAGCGCGGAGATCGGTTGAGCACGCCCCGGGGATTGCCGGGGCGTGCTCGATCTTCCACGGCTCGTCGTGTCGTGCTCGACCAGCGGTAACGGTTGAGGGGATCGGCTTCATGCTCGAGCCTCGATCTCGCTCGTCATGCTCGCGAGTGTCATCGCTTCATCGGACGGGTTCGCGATCGCGAGGGTCGCGAGTTCGACGGCTTGCTCGATCCGCTGTGCGTTGTACGGGTTGCCACCAAAGACGAGCCGGATCGCGTCTGCTCGACCGATCGCGACCTCGAGGCGAGCGACCTCGAGGAACGCGCGCACGCTTGCTCGACTGTTGATGTCGTCGAGGTCGGCGCTCGCTCGAGCGATCTCGCGCCAGTGTTCCGGGAGTTCTGCGAGCGCGTTCGGGTGCGGTTCACTGATCCTGATCTGCACCGGGAACCGATCGCGAAGCGCGTCCGGTAGGTCGATCATGCGCTCGAGGTTGGTCGTCATCACGACGGAGAACTCCGGGTGGGGCGTGACGATTTCCCCGGTGAGTGGGTTTTGCCAACGGCTCGAGGCTGTGGTGTCGGTCATCGCGAGAAGAGTCGAGAGAACGTCGCTCGAGGCTTTGTCGATCTCGTCGATCACAAGGCGCGCCCCGGTCTTCCATGCGCGAATGGCGAGCCCGTCGATCCATGACAGACCTCGAGGATCGGGCGAGTATGTCCCGGTCACTTGTGCGTCGGTCATGTCTTCGGTACAGACGAGCCGAAACGCTTCGCGCCCGTTCGTGCCGATGGTGAGGCCTGCGTAGGTCTTCCCGGTTCCGGGTGGGCCGTAGAGAACGAGTCTCTTCGTATCGTGCTCGAGGACTCGCTCGACATCGCGCCAGCATTGAGGCGCTGTGTCCGGGAGTCGGTGGGCGTTGGTCGGTGTTGCTGTGTTCACGGTTTCTCCGTCCGTGTTGCTCGAGCGTCGGGCTCGAGGGTCGCCCCGGGAATGGGGAGACCGTTCTCGAGTCTAGGTGCGCTCAGGGCGCTGTTGGCGCATGGTCGAGCCGGGGGATCGATGGGCTCGAGCGCCGGGATCGCTCGAGGATCGGGCTCTACGTTGCCCGGAGATCGACGATCGCGCCCCGGTGGGTGTCATGGGTGCGGATCGATCCGGGCTCGCTCGAGGGCTCGAGGATCGCCCGGGCTCGATGTCGAGGGTCGCGCCCCGGTGGATCGAGGGCTCGAGGATCGCTCGCCCCGGTGCTCGAGGATCGAGCGCTCGAGGATCGAGCGCGACGATCGCCCCGGCGCGGATCGCTCGAGTCGAGTCGAGGGCTCGCCGGGTTGCTCGATCTGTCATGACAAGGGGGGCAGCATTTTTCCTAGTGCAACTATTGCAGGCGCAACGATTGGGGGGTCTGTGGAAAACTTGTCAAATCGGAGCCAGTTATCCCCAGGCTGTGGAAAACCTGTGGATTATGCGCCTGGGCGCGCGGGCCGTGATAGTGAGCCACCATTTTTGTTATCGGTAGCCATGGCTTCATTATCGGTAGCGGCGTGTTTTTGTCAGTCGTCACCGGTACGCCGGATGATGCGCAGCATTGCGTTCTGTGCAATCAG